GTTTGCGATCCTCTTCAGTTGTCTTTAAGTATATATCAACTGCTTTCAGTGCCTTTGTTCGGAATCCCTCAATTGTTACGACATTCACAACAACCAACCGTGTCGTATCAATTCCACGAGACTCCAGTAATCCTTTATTGACGGCTGCTTCAGTGTCAAAATAGAGACAATACCCATCAGGGTTAGTATCCAAAAAGTTCTTGACGACAGCAAGCGAGAACTAAGTTTTACCAGTAGACGACTCACCAGCAATGGCAGTAATACGATTGCTGCTAACCCCGCCAAGAATAGACCCACTAATGAGTCCATTAAAAATGTAGGATCCTGTGTCAATGAATCTTTCAGTCTCGTCAATATCTGACGCAATCTGCGTATATTCATCTCCAATCTCTTTTACTATTTCTTTTAGAAAGTCCATTAAATTACCATCCCATGTTTTTCACGAAGTATTCTTTTATAAGGCCCGTCAGGGTTCTCATCTCTAACTTCTTTTACTAACTTCAATTTTTTATGAAGTTCTTCAGCACCATTGCCTGATACATGTTCAGACATCCAGACTAATAAGTCTAGTTCTTTATCATCGATAGGTAAGTCCATTATACAAAAAATGATTCTAAGTTTACTCTTCTCTCAGACTCCCATCCAATTGAATCGAGAATAATCTTGAGAGGTTCAAGGAACGACTTCTCAAATTGTAGATCATAATCTATGTATTTGTCAAGGTTAAGTTCCTCTGGGAATTGTTGAATGAATGATATTACATTCTCTTGGATTGGATTTGGTCTTTTAAGATAACAAAATTTAATCTTCTCACCATTATTAATCAAAGAATATTTTTGTGTGAGTTTATTCTTCTTTACATAATGATTGAAAAGAAGGGCGCCACGAGCATGAATAGGTGTTCCCTTTTCATAGATCGCATTAACACTCTTATACTTCTTGACATTACTCACAGTTCTTGGAAATGATATTTCCTCTGGTGGTAATGACCTAAACTTTGTTCTACAGTTGTCAATAAAGTCAATGACATCATCTTCAGTCTTTGTCATGATAAGTTTAAGAACATCCTTAATCATGGTGCGACAAGGTGCAGGCGTTGAAGATTTAACTGCTTCAATACCCATCATCTTGAGTTTGGGTTCTGCGTAACGAACACCCTCACTATCCCAGACATTCAAGATGTATCTTTTCTTGGCAGTCCAGATTCCACGATCAGCAATGTTCTCACGTTTCATGAACATCTTCTGCTCGTAAGCGTTGACGTAGTTGGCCAACGCTTCGTAAGAACTCGAAATATACTTTTCAAATTCCATCTCACAGATCTTGTTAAGGAACCCAACAACACCCTCAGTAGTCTTCTCTCGTTCTTTGTATATAACCTCGACCAGAGGGCCCAGATGCAAATAGATAGAATCGGTATCAACAGCAATAACATAATCTTCATCCTTTGTTTTGAGTATTTTGTTTAGATAATTATTCATCCGATCTTCAATCCAACGAATTGAAACCTGACCAGACAAAGTAATCGCTTCTGCATTTTCAAGTTTGTAATAACGAAAGTATTCGTTACCAATCGCACCATAAGCAGAGTTCAGTTGGATCTTACGAGCCATCTGGATATTATTAAATGTTGCAATATCTTTAACAAGTTTAGGATCTTTTGTATCCTCATACTTTTGTTTCGCAGCAAGCATCTTTTTCTTATACACAGTTCTTTCTGTGTATATCTTCTCCATGATCTCTGGTAGGAAGCCACGGATGTCAGTGCGATACATTGCACCATTGGCACAAACAGCACTATCTTTATGAAGTTGAAAGTCTATCTCTTCTTTAAGTATTCTATCAACTGTAGCTGTTGGGTGTTTGTCATCCTTGAGCGTCTCAGGGGAAATATTATATTGCATAATGAGATGAGGATACAGACTATTAAGGTCAAACGAAACCACCCAATCATACTTTCCTGGCTTTGGTTCCTTGACGTACGCCCCTGCATACTTTTGCGATTTTGATGTTCTTTTCTTTGGTGGTATGACAATGTTTTGTTTCTTAAGGTAATTGTAAATGATGGTATCCCACATTCTCACTTGATAGTGAATGTCAATAAAGTTTACTTTGGCATCAAACGCCATTGTAATCGCAAGTTCAATTAATTTCAACTTGTCTTCAAGTTTGTCAACCAGTTGAACGTCAATGATATTATATCGAACAAACTTATCCCAATCTTTTGTGTAGAACTCACGAAAAGTATCATACTCATTGTGATCAAGTTTCTTCTCACCTAACTCATAGTTAGCAATGTAATCCAATCGATATGACTCTTGATTTGTGTATGTAAATCTTTTGTACAGATCAAGATAATCAAGTTGAGTTACACCACCAATATCATATGTAATGTTTTTACGACCACTGATATAAACTTCATCTTGAGATACAAGACCCCAAGGTGATAAGTCTTTCATTGATTTCTCACCAAGAACACGATTAATACGACCAGCAAGATATGGTATGTCATACATCTGTGAGTTCCAACCAGTGATTACTTCTGGTAAATTTTTTCTCCAGTATGCTAAGAATGAGGTAAGAAGATGAACTTCATCATTGCATAGAATGTATGTTACGTTAGGATCTTTATTTACGAAAGGTCTTGAACCGAAAGTTGTAATCTTTTTAGTTGCATAGTCTTGCAAACTAATCAACAACATTTCCTCCGCAACATTTTCGACATCAGGGAAACCACTTTCTGCAGCAACCTCAATATCAATCGTTATAAGACGAATCTTTTTAATATCAAAGTTTATATGATCCTCTGGATACTTTTCTGAAATATATTGATAAACATATCTGTCATTGCCATATATTTTAAAGTTCTCGACCTCATCATACTTCTTGTAGAACTCACGACAATCTCTCACAAAGCCAGGTTGAATCGGTTCAACTGATTCACCTTCTAATGTTTTGTATTTTGTTTTTCTTTTAGATGGAACAAACAAAGTTGGTTTCCATTCTTCTCGATGTGTGATGTGCTTTCCATTCTCATATCCACGAATCAAAAACTGATTACCTATGAGTTGTATATTGGTGTAAAATTTCACGAAGTCACTTTAGAATACTGTTCAAAAATCATAGGGCTAGGAGTGACAAGAGTTACAATCTTATCAGAGTTAATCATTACCTCATTTTGTTCAGTATAGTCTTGCATCCACTTATGTAAAGCACCACCTTCAATTTTGTAAGGTTTTGTTAATTTGCAGTTTGGGTCTCCAAACTCTGCAGCGATCTCTTCAATCTCTGATACTACTATCTCTTGACTAGACAATAACAGGACTTTGATTACCTTTGTTTCTTCCATCGATTTTCTCCTGATAAAGTTTTTTTAAATTTTCTATTGGTTCAACAATTGTGATTACCCAATCTGCTGAACAAGGTATTCTCTTCTCCGCAGAGAGAGGAACCCAAGGATAAAATACAATATTTATTTTTGATGAATATTGATTTGTAGTGCCTTCACTTAGAACAGTTGGTTCCTCTGGTTCATACATTTTCACAATCAAAGGGTCATGAAAATAATATCCAATAACATCTTGTTCATCAGATTTAATCTCTTTAACGTCAGCGATGATATCCTCACCTGACTTGAGCATTACTAATTTGACAGTCATTTCATACTTTCTATGTTTACATTATAAAAGACCACTCAACAAAAGTCAAGTGGTCTTTAATCCTATGTGATTTTATTTATAGGTAATCTTTACGAGCGTGATGGTCAGGAACTACTTTACCCAACTTAACGGTAAGGAGTCCATCTTCCAACGTGACATCTCTGACTTCAAAATCATCTGAGAGTGTCCAGGCTCTGTTGAAAGATCTCTGAGCCAGTCCTTGATGGACATACTCGGATTCTGTCTTCTTATCTTTTTTCTTTCCTTCAACGAATAGTTTTCCGTATTCAGTATAGACATGGACTTCCTCCTTTTTGAATCCAGCAAGTGCGATCTCTAGACGAGACTCAGTATTATTTACCTGTATAAGATTGTAAGGTGGATAGTTTGTTATGGTCTCAGTAAAAAACTTATCGAAATAAGTATCCATACCGATACTGTTTTTTGTGATGCGATCCATTAAATCTCCTAGATCCGCAGCACGATACCTTTGTAAGTTCATAGTTCTCCTTAAGTAAGCGAGTTGTGTTTTGTGTCCCCGAAGGCGACACTACTAATTATAACAGCAGACAAAAAAATAAGGGGTGGTGAACCCCTCAAAAACACTTCGGTTTCCTCCCTAGTCTAGCAGTACTCTACAATGGCTGACGCAAGATTTATCTCTTACATCACATTCTGAAATACATTCAAAGTAGTCATCAACTGCATCATTTGGAGATGTCTCTCTTTCGACATTCATCCAAGGTCTTAAACTATTGAACGATATAAGATTGTGCATAGATTGTTTTGAATTAAACACATAACTATCTATATCAATTTTTATGATAGTAACACTTCTTCATCATTTTGATCTTCTTCATTCAAATTTTTCTTTGTCTTTTTATCGTTCTTGTAGTCGCCTACTACTTCTCTAAGTAGATTGTCAACATCATTTTTTAAGTCTGACATTACTCCTCCTCTGGTTTTTTTCTTTTGCCTATGTTGTATTTTGTTTCAAGATTCCAGTCACCTTTCTCTTTGTATGAGATGACTTTAATCTGATTGAGTGGTGCAATATCGTTTACCTTTTCCGTAGAAACGACAGAGACCAATCCCCAGTCTAAAAGTAACTGGATAATACGATTTCT